ACTATTTATATTAGGGGGAACCACTGCTCTACCATTTGCTTGTTGTTTTTGATTTGGAGTAGAACCGTATATTAAAGTATTAAATAACACATTTCTACCGGTGTTGTTTAATGGATTCATAATAGCATTAGTGATACCAGTTGTTACTTCACTTCTAATAGCTTGCTTCAAATTTATATTTTTAAGAGTATTATATGTGGCACCTGCTTTTTGTATAGCACCTAAAACATTTTTGTTATCACCTGACAAATCACTAATAACCCCGCCAACCCCGTCTACTAATCCACCCTGACCTAGTATACTAGACTGACTACCCGGACGTGTAATAGGACTAGGGACTCTATCATAATTTGAATTAAGTCCAAACCCTGCAACAATGTCACTAGGTTTAGTTCCATCGATGGCACCTTGAAAATATTTTACAGTTTCATAATCTAATGTCATTGTATTTGTCATTGTACCATTACCCTGTGAGTAATCGTAGGTGTCATGTGCAAATCTATTAATGATAGGGTTAATCAACGTGTAAGCTACATAATTATGTTGATTAAAACCAAATATTGTAACATTCTTAAAGAACGGAATTTTAGTTTGACCTGTTGCGGCTTGTGTGTTACTAGCAGGACTATCAGGTGTTTCTCCTACATAGCCCCAATTAGTATTACCGGTAATAGATTGTGAATAAATGTTTCTTGCGTTATAGTTTGTATTATTAGGACTATTTGTACTACCGTTGCCTGTTTGCTGTGCCTGTCTTCCTGATACTGATGCTACTGGTATACTTGCATCCTTATAATAATATGTATAGTAATTATACCACATGTTACGTATTAAATTTCCATTATCATCATGGAAGTTAATATCTATGGGATCATATTTAATTTTTGTTTGCACGATACGTTTACGATTATATTGATTCATCGTATGCGTATCAAAGGTATAGCTTGGTAATTTTACAGATTTAACAGCTAAACCAAAGTTTGCACCTTGAGGTAATCCTACTGCATATGCACTTTGATTGATTTCAAAATACACATGGAATAGGAATTTAAATTTAGGTGCGTATTGATATGAAGTGGGTCTAAATGTCTTACTAGCGTGAGTATAGTCACGCAGGTAGTCGTTGCCAAAGAATCCTCCGGCAGCGTCTGTTAATAAGTTTTGAAAGAATCCAGCCATTTAATATATTAAAATATATTAACCTTGACCAGCACCAATACCTGTTGCTGATGTACCACCCAAAGCACGACCAACACTTGTGCCAACACCAGATGTTAACGGTGATTGAACCGCATTATCATAGCGAATTGATAATTGTATTGTTACAACCTCATTTGAACTATAAGCCAAGTTATTATAATTAGCTGCCTGTAAGAAACAACCATATACTTCCCAAGTTTCTAACACAATTGGAGTAGCAGTTCCGTTACCACCGTCTAAGATTTCAATGTTTGTTTGAAACTTATAATCTTGACCGGTTGCAGCCGAAGCTTGTTCAACAAAGTCCATTTGCTTCTGTAATTGTTGTCCAACCAGTGCTGAAACACTACCTGACGCATCATCTCTAACATTAATAGTTAGAGGTTGCCATTCGTGTCTACCTGCCAAATACATAGTAGAGTTATAAATTGGTATAGTAATTTCACCAAAACTAACTGAAGGGCGAGTTACGTCAATAACTTGCTTTGTCAATTCATTTGTGGCATTGTTAGTACCGAAATTTAAAAAGTTAACTCTAAAACGATATTGTAGTTTGGGCATTAGTAAGCCCTGATTTCCGCCAGCGTTGTCTGACGCTACGGTCATGTTAAACAATGATTGTGAGGCTATTGCCATGTTTTTCTCCTGTTATTAATATTTATCTATTTAAATAGATACCCCTTTTGGGGTATCATATTTTATTATTGTCCACCAAGCTCGCCTGTGTTCAATATACGAACTGGGATATAGATGAATTCAGCTGCCTTAACAGGCTCAACTGCAACGTCAATCCATAATTCATTTCTATCGATTCTTGCCGGTGTGTTGTTACTTTCGTCACAAACAACAAGATAATCATATAGACCACGTTTAGCAACTAAATCAACCATCAATGTTTGTACAACACCTGCAATTTGATTGCGTGTCAATGCATCATTAGGTTCAAATACAAACGGTCTTGCTGCCAATGTTAATTGTCTACGTATGTAAGCAACTAAACGAGCAACGTTAGTTCTGTCTAATGCACTTGAACTGTTAAAGCTTGTCTTGTTACCGTAGTTTAATAATCCAACACCAGTAAAGAATACTAAAGGATTAATAAAGTTGATATACAATACATCACGAATACCTAAACGTGTTTTTATTGGTTGAAACTCACCAGTTGCACTATCAACATATCCAATGCTTAATGCATTGTCAATTGTACCACGACGAGTACCTGCAGCCGCTAACCAAGGATAACTTATAGTATCATTACGTAAGAATGTACGCAACATCATATATGATGGGGGTACTGCTACCTGATTACCTTGTAAGTCTGTCGCTAATCCACTTGGATAAAATAGACCCATATAAGTGTCACGATTTACTAGACCTTCTTCGCCTGTACTTGCTGCACCAGCTTCATTATTAGCCCATGCTTGAATTGCAGTAGCATCATCTGGTAATCTCATTGGTGTATCACCTAGAATATAACCAGTTTGACCACGATCATTATTCAATGTAATCATACCAGGTTGTAGTTCTGGATAGTTAGGTGTTGCAAGTAAGTTGAAGAAGTTATCTTCATCACGTATTGCTGTGTTAGTAGCAATTGCCGCATTCAATGATTGTACAACCATTGCACGTTGTGCTTTACGACCCATATAAGGGGCACCATTTGTTTGATTACCACTAACTGTTACCCAAGTACTAGTAAATGTGGGTAATGTATCGTCCGGGAAAGTTGTACTATTAAAGTAATCAACCATATATTGTTTTACATTGTAACCATTACGGCGTGTGTTGAATAACAACATACCTGATGGATATAATGTTGGATCCGGTGCATCTAAATCAAGATTGTTACTCGTCAACAAACTAACAATTGTTGGGATAGGATCATCTACTGGACTAATAGTATCCTGATCATCTGACCAACGTGCATCAGCAAATACTACACCTGTACTACCTGTTTGGTCTGTATTGTCTATCAACACCCACTGATCGGTACCACTAACACTTTGCCAACGACTAATTACTGGGTAGTTTTCTAAATCACTAGTATCAATCCATATATCACCGTATTCTAATACAGTTCCATCACTTTGTACTGATGGTGCAGTAGCACTAATTAATGGGCCATTTGGATCAGTTACATTAGTTCCACTTGGTAGAGGGAAACCACTACTATCATAATCTCTATTACCATAACCATACCATGAACCAGCGTAATTAACCATAATGTCAACTTGGTCAACTACACTGTAAAACCAATTCGTATCATTAGCAGGAGCTACATTTGGTTCACCTTCATTAGCAATATATGTAAATTCTACCCAATTACTTAATTGTGAAGTAAAGTTTGCTGGTGGTGTACCTGATATATATGTACACGATGTTGCTGCTCCTGCAGAAATTGATGTTATTTCAACAACCAAATCATTTGCCGGTGTCGCTCCGCCTAAACTAGTACCTAATATAGTAACAGTATCACCGACAGCATAACCGGAGCCACCGGCTTGAACTCCGTCACCCACAAGAACATAGTTACCAGGAGTAACAATATTAACATTAAATGTAGCCGATGTTCCTGAACCTGAACTAGATCCTTGTGCTAATCCTGTAAATGTAGCCTCGCTAGCAGGACCGTATTTTACACCAGTTGTTGTACCTTCTATAAATCCGGCTTCTGTTAGTAAACCATTAGATACATTGATATTTGTAAATGTACTATTTACAAAATCACTTAATACAATTTCGCCACCGGTAGTATGTGTTAATTGTATAGAACCATCAGTAGTTACACTTGCTGTTGTATAAGGTATACTAGCGGCCGCCCATGAAGTGACAAAATCAGTAGCATCTGTATTGTCTGCTAATGTAAATTGATAAGCTGAACTTAATGCGGAACTTCCGGGTACTGATACAAACACATTCATATAATATGGTCCGCTTGTGAAGTCCGGGGCTGTATTAGAACCAGTAATTACTGTTGGACCGGTTGCTATTCTTTCCCACATGTAAAAAGGAGCAGTACTTCCTGGGTTTGTTCCTGTAAGATTATATGCATATTGTCCATATATTGTACCAGCGGGAATAGCTTGTCCACCGGTGGCATCTAAATTATTAGTTGCTACCCAATCACTTGTTGCTAATGATATATTTTTAGCTTGGAATGATTGTGTTGCACCATTAAATACAGATAATACTGGATTTAAACCAGTACCGGCTGAACCAACTTTAATCCATACTGAACCTGTTGGTCTAGGAGTAGTTTGATTACTACCCCATAATGGCATTTGAGCACTTGTGCCATATCCGATTACTGGTTGATTATATGTTCCTGCAGTAATGCCTATATCAGTAAGAACTGTTCCAGTACCGGCTGCGATAATAAGACTTGTTGTACCGGAAGTAATACGTTGATTACTGAATAAACATAACTTACCACTACGCACTTCAGCAGATAATCCTGTCCATCCTAAAGCATTAATTGCGGCAGCAACACCTGCTACATTATTATTAGTTGATGCCGGAACTGTAATAGTTGCTGTTACTCCTGTTATACCTGACATATTAATTGTAAATGTATCAGCGGCTGTTAATGTTGGATTGGAATTTGTGCCTTGAATAGCAGGTACATCTGATCTCCATTCAGGACTTCCTAAAAATTCCCAAACATTAGATGTTGTTTTATACCAATATGTTCTATTAGTTCCGTCGGCTGAAGTAGTAATTTGAATTGCATTTACAGCATAATCACCGATGTTACCTATGCTACTTAATGGAACTCCTGCAGTTAAATCACTTGCATTCGTAATAACAATTGGAGTTTGTAATGTAAATTGTGCTGTGGTCTGATTAAATTCATATATACCCCATGTACTTGTAGTAGTATCTAACCAATATGTACCGTCAGCTGGATTGCCAACTGGGCGACCTGTTTGACCAACTAAACTAGCTAAGTCAATATCAGCACGTAAAATATAACAACGGTTTGTTACACCTAATGTGCTATAGGCTGCTAACAACCCATATTCATTTAACTCATAACCTTGAATTGGTGTACCATTTGTCGTTGTATAGAAGAATGGTGAACCATATAAGTTTACTAAGTCTCGTTGACTTGTTACTTGGAATAGTTTATTTGCGTTAGCGGCTGTTGTTGCGGCTGCTACACCTGTTCCAGATGCATCAGCTTTGTTTTGTGCTGTTGCTAATAGAATAAGCGGGACTGAATTCGTTGGGGCTGGAAGATATTGACTCTGGTCAATGATCGTTACTTCTACGCCTGGAGATGTTAATGCCATTTTATATTTCCTTTATGTAAAATTTTAAGGTTTACTACCTGTTTGCATACTAATATTTATCAAATACTTAAAAAAAGACATACTTACTGTGCCTTCGAAGGTTTTATGAGTAAATACATGATGAGACCTATATGCAATACATGTGGAAAGAATCATTCTGCCGTTAACTATAACCGAGCAGGAGTAACACACTATAGAAGCATGTGTGATGAGTGTGGTAGAAAGAAAAATAAGCTTAAACCTAGAAGCCCTAAATGGAAAACTAAAGGTTATAAGAAAAAAACCGCATGTGATTTATGCGGCTTCAAAGGACTATTCACTAGTCAAATTACCGTATTTCATATTGACGGTAATCTGGACAATGCAGAAATGTCTAATCTACGTAGTATTTGTCTTAACTGTGTAGAGGTAGTTAAAAAGAAAGAAGTTACTTGGAAACGAGGAGACTTACAGGTTGACCACTGAGTTGACTTGTTTATGTAACTCATCAATTGAACCATTGTTATCAATATAGTGGTCATACAATAATCCGATACTGCTGTATTCACTGGCATGAACTGCATAATTAGCTAACTCTACCATAGCTTTTTGTCGTTGTTCACTACCTTCAGGTTCATTGTTATAATCTACTGCCGCACTATACCAAACTGGTCTTTCACCACGACTAACACGCATTGTAACAGCACCTACATTCTTTAATGCCTTAACTTCATTGGCAAAACGACAGTCAGTAATCACAATGTTTTCATCTGTTTGTCGTAGTTTATTCTCTACACTTGCTACCCAAATATCAGTGTGAAAGTTGTTACGGCATACTTCTGTACCCCAGTATTGTAATACCCAACGAGGGGTAATATTCATACCTAGTCGTTCACTCCACCATTCATCACGTTGCTCTCGCCAAGCTCTACTAGTTTTAGTAGAACCTTCTAAGTATTCTCTATTCCAACCAAATACTGCGGCTACTGCGTCTTTCAATGAAGCCGCATAACTCAATCGTTTAAATCCGTGAAATGTAGTAAGATAGTCAGCAATCGTATCTTTACCTGACCCAATCAATCCTGTAACGCCAATAATCATATGGTAACTCCTGTAATATATATTGTACTACAGGATAGTTGTAAAGTAAAGAGTTTAGGTTATCTTTAATTATATTATTCACCACTATCAGAGTTAACTAACTTGATGTTAGATATTTGCTGTTGTGGATAAAAACAAACGCCTTGTCTAAACCCATAATCAACGGAATACGGGGTATATATAACCCCGTCATACCCAGCTGCCTTTATCTTTGGAAGAGAGTCGCTAGCATGACCTTCATATCCTGCTTTCTGATCTAGCACAACATAGGGATTTTTCAAAGTTATCTTTATTTTGTAAAGATAGTTACCTTCCCATGTGTATCTATCATCACTGAAATAAAATTCGTCTGTTGGGAGAATTCTTTTTATTTTTGAATCGGAAGAATGGTAGGCAGTAAAGGTAATCGGCTTACCAAATTTGAAAGAATCAAAATTACCCTCCGTCACACCTTGCACCCCAACGTAGGCTTTGATAGTAGGAATGCCCAGTTCCTTAACTGCGTTGGCTCTGTGATAGCCATCTAAAATATATTTGCCACCCAATACAATAGGAGGTGCCTTACTCTGATCCATCTTTTTATATCGTTCAACTTTTTCTCTGTCTAAACCCGGTAAATCTGTTTTAAGTGTATTTGTTGGGATATCTTTTAAAACAAACTTACTGAATGTGTTTACGTGATTGAGATAATCTTGGTGTAGATTAGTATCGTGGTGCTGTCTTAGATATGCAATCATATCATCAGTAGACATACTGTTTGAGACACCTTCCGCCACAGCTTGCTCTACACTTTCGCTTGTATAAGTTGCCCCATAACCTACCCAAGCAGGTGCGGTGTATCCTTGAGGGAATTCCTTCAAATGTTGAATAGTTCTGTGCCAACCTTCAATCAAATCATAACCGTTTGATAATTTAGCAACGATAATAGGTTCTTCACTCACGCCCTTTTGTTGGATCATTTTTAATTGATGTGCGTGTCTTTCAGCGTCACGCGGCACTTGAAAAGGATTAGAACTACCACCTTCACGACTCAAAATCATTCTTTGCGTTTTAGGAGTAAAGATGTCCATGGTTATTGGTAGTTTTTCTAAACGCCATTGCACTTTACCAAAATCATTTCTGTTTCTTTTTAGAAAGTCATCTAACTCGGCTTGATTACGAATGCCCTTTGCTTGTTGATATAAAAAATCTCGTTGCACATATTCAGGCCATTGTGTTCTTGGAAATTTAGACTGAACCCAAGTCCAAAGTTGATCGCGGATCTCATTTAATTTGCCTTCCGCCACACCTTGCCCTTCTGTAATTTTATTCTCTGGTTTGTCATATGCTCTGGGGTCGGTTAAACGATATTCCATTCCGTTGTATTTGGTATATTTCTGATATAAATCCCAGTCAGGTAACAACCGTTGTATCATCTTAGCATACAATCCAATACGGCTATCTTCTTTGGCATTGAATTTAATTTCTTTTACTTTATCAATACCATACTGTTTAATAAATTCACGTGTTATGTCAACTGCGGTAGACAATACTTGTGCTGAATTGCCTGTACCAGTACGACCAAACAAATCTAAACCATCGGGATCGGTTTTTTCTCTCATCAAGCGAAATTGAATTTCCCATTTGGTTGGATCGGGGCACCAGTGCACTGCGTGCCATTGATACTCTCTATCACCCACTACAAAACTTGCAAAAGCCTCATCACTGCTTTGACGGCGCCACTTCCAGTTTGTTTTACCGGGCTGAAATACTTCGGTAATGAATTCACTTGCTCTCATTTAACCTTGTACCCAAGTCAATGGTTGACTGTAATCTACATAACGTTTTAGTTCTTCAATGAGTTCTTGTTGTAATTGTTTAGATTCAGCTTTCATTGCCGCACCATTCAAACTTGTGCCGCCGCCTGGACCTGCGATACTAGCAAACTTTTCACGTGCTTCACCAATTATACCTTTTAATATAGCATAGACCCAATCACCAATCCAAACACCAGCTCCCGGATCTTGTAATAATACTTCTTGTGTTCTTTGTACATCTGCCCAAATTAATACACGTTCGCCGGAACCTTTTGGGTCACGAACAATACGTAATACTTTGGTAACTGGATCAAATGTATAAACTACATATCCACCAAACATACGTGCGGCTAATTCAACATAACCAGCATAGAAGTCATATGTTGCCATACCACCAGCATAGTTATAGTTTAGCAAATATGTGTTTAGAATAGCTGAACTGAACGGGTCAAAACTACTAGAACCTGGTCCTGTTTCTAAACCAACTGTTCTACGATATAAACATCTGACATTAATGAATTCTTGGGGTAAAGTATATGTATCAACATTTTTTTCTATTGTGAAAAGAGTATAGGATTCTGCTGTAGCATTTTGCGCTCTTTGACGATAGACCTTGATAGCATAGTTATATGCCGCTTCATAATGTTGAGGATCTAGTTCCAAGTCAATGATACCATCTCCTAGACGATATCTAACGTTTTGGAATAATGCTTGTTTCAATTCATCTAGTGTTAGACCAGATGGAGTAGAAAGGATATTTGCTGTTGCTGATATTGTCATATGTGTTTCCCGATATTGTATTTATCAGGGAACAACTAACAATCATAAATCGCCGGGTTTACGATTCTCACTATAATGTGCGTCAAAACTACCACCGGGATAGCGACTTTCTAATTTACACACATTCTCATTAATTACATCATTTGGGTCAAGATTCAATGCTCTACAAGCATTAATCCAATACCACATGATATCTCCTAACTCCCTCTTCATATGGTAGACATTTTCTTCTGTCAATGGTTTACTCTGAAAAAATATCTTTTTGGACACTTCAATGAATTCACCGCTTTCAGCCGCTAATCCTAAACAAGCTGTAAGTAGTAGTGGGACATTGATATCAGGACCATGTACCCCATCACCAATGTAGTTACCGTCAAGTTCATCACATCGGTCCATAAATGTAGTTAAGTCATTACTAGGTTTACTAGTTACTGCTTCTACAAAATCTTTATATTTGTTCAAATCAATATTCATACTAAATCCTTAAACATTTGTTTTCTGCCTTCTTCTCCTACTAGCGCATCAAATAATTCTCGGACACGCTGTAGCATAACACAATTAAACATAAGCAACTCACGCCTATCATCACACATATAAATTTGCTTATCGATTGGCTTAATTAACTCTTCCATACGTTCTTGTATATCGCTCATTAAAATGCTTTCAAAATAATCATTGCATCATTAAAGCGACCATTAGGTGTTGTGCTAACTGCTTTAATGTCCTTAAAATACTTACGTGCCGCGGGCTTGCTTCCCATAACTTCTTTAATCTGCTCAGCCGGTTTACGTAGTGTTTTCACTTCGCTTTGTGCTGTATCAAAACCTAACAGTGTACTACCTTTAACAGTAAATGTTTTGCTATAGTCATCTGCAACGTAATGATGTAACTTGCGCTTTGCGGTGTCATAAACCCATGCTTCACTTGCGCCATGAAGCTTGATTGGACTGATACTCATTAAATCAAGTTTACTTGCAGTATCTTTGAATGTTTTAAGATACTTAAGTTTTGCTACAATTTTCTCTACTGGTACAGCCTTACGTGCCCTAGGAGCTTTTGCGGCTTTCTTAACACTAATGTAACTATTCAAATCACTAATAACTAACTCAATAAACTTTACAATATTTTTCAATTGTGTTTTAGTCAAGTGTTGATAACCCTGCACTAATTGTGCATCAGTACCTTTTAATACTTCTTCAATTTCATTCAGTTTCTTTTTCCACACATCGGTTAACAAACTGATATGTTGTGGCATTACATTCTTTTTAGCAACTTCATCGATTGGTCTTAGTGTATGTTTTGACCCTGCACCTGATGTAATATACTCATCAAACAATCCTTCAAGTTCGCCTGCGGCTTCACGTGCTTTGTCTTTTAAGATTTCCTGAATGTTAGGTCTTGTGGGAGCATCGGGCACAATAGCTTCAACTACTTGAGGCTTGTTAATAGTCTCAAGCAATCGTTTAATTTCATTTTGTAGCGTATCTGATTCCGTTTCAGATAGTTCTAGACCACGTAATTCCATACGTGCTAACCAGGCTAGTGTATTGATACATTCTTTCTCATCAATCTTACGCATAATTTTAGCCTCTTGTGGGCGTTCACGTAGGTCTAAGTATTGTGCTAAGAATTCTTTAGCATCTTTCTTACCATAGAAACGACCATACCATGTGAAACTACGCATAAGTGCTACTCGGCGTCTATCTTCATCAGGTTGAACGGCAAACATAGGTTCAGGACCTAAATATTCAGTGTCCGGGTCCCGGGGGTTAAGTGTCTTAACCTGTGAATAATCACTAGCTTTAATGATTTTACTTGAGGGTTTACGTGTTGCCATTAAGTTCTCCTAAATTTATAGCGCATTTGTGTATTATAGCAGATGTTCCATTTGATGTCAACCTTTGAATTGACCCGTTTTTAACTCTATTAACTGAACAGATAAATAATAGATATGCCTAGATTATCATTATATCACCCAACAAAATCAAACGATTATCGATTCTTTGATAGAACAATATCAGAGATGTTTACTGTTGGTGCCACAGATTTATATATTCACAAATACTTAGGTCCTACAGATCAGGGTGCAAGTATTGATTATACACAACCTCAATATGACGCATTAGATCCTACTAATATACAAGATTTACTATTTTTAGAAAATAGAGATAGAACATATGATCCTAATATTTATAGATTACGTGGACATTATAATGTACAGAATTTAGACTTTGATTTAAGTCAATTTGGTTTATTTTTAAATAACGATATTATCTTTATTACTATTCATTATAATGATATGATTGATTTAGTTGGTCGTAAGTTAATGGTAGGTGATGTATTAGAATTACCTCACTTATTAGATTATAATCCATTAAAAGAAACTATTCCAGTAGCGTTAAAAAGATTTTATCAAATAACAGATGGTAACTTTGCTAGTGAAGGATTTAGTCCTACATGGTATCCGCATTTATGGCGTATTAAATGTGAACCATTAGTTGATAGTGAAGAATTTAGTCAGATATTATCTGAACCAATTGATCAGGATAATTATCTTGGATTATGGGATGCTACTAAAGTTTATCCAGCCGGTTATACTATTACATTCGGTGATAAGAATTATCTATCTAAACAAGAAGTACCAATTGGTATTGTACCTCCTAATACAGTATATTGGGAACTTGATCCTAATCAGAATCTTAAAGATATTCTTGCTACATATAATAAGAATCTACAAATCAATAATGCTATATTAGATGAAGCAAGTAGATTAGTTCCTAAAGCAGGTTACGATAGAAATAATTTATATATTGTACCTACATACGGTGTCTATGAGAGTGATACTGAATTATCAGGTAAATATAATCAACCCGCACCCCCTATAAATGTTGTTGCTAATAATAATGGTGCTCCTGTTGTTGCAACAGGTGTTGTTGCAATAGTTCGTAGTCCTGCTTACAAAAACGCAAGTCCTATATTACGTATACCTAAATCAACGATTCAAAGTATATGGGATATGTCAGTAAATGTTTTAGTTGACCCGTTACAGGCCGCACGTCAAATTAATTTAGAAACTGCTACTATTGCACCAATATTAATTGGTAACGGTTCAGGTGCAGTTGAAGGTGAAATAGTATTAACTGCATTACCTACAGGGCCTATTACAGGACCATATGGTACTTCAGATAATACATATGCGTTTGCCGATCAGAATCCAGTAGCACCAAACTTTACTGGAACAGAACCATATGGTCCAAATACTATGGACTATCGTGCAGATTCTGATCCAAGATTCCAATTCATTGCACGTAGTAGCCCAAGAAGTTTTGGCTACACAACTGGTTACTTAGACGGTACAGGAGAAGCACCAAACGGATTCCCAACTGGGGCAGGTATTTCTTTCCCGCAGAATCCACAAGTAGGTGATTATTTCTTACGAACAGATTATCTACCCCAAATTCTCTATCGTTGGGATGGTAGATTATGGGTTCGCATATCTAAAAACGTCAGAACACAAACAGGATTCACTGAACAAGATTTGTCACAACAATCTAGCTTCATAAATAACAGCAACGTTACAGTAACAACTGATGGTACTGAAATACCACAGAAACAGGCTTTGTCAACTATTTTAACAATAGCCCCAGATCCAATACCACCGGTAATTTAATAAATGGCACAATTTTTCTATGATAATCAGGTACGCAGATTTCTAATTCAATTTGGAAAAATATTTAGTAACTGGTATGTTACTAAAGGTAAGGATCCTGCAGGTAATGAAATACTTGTTCGTGTACCAGTTATGTATGGTGATTCAAGTAGGCAAGCAAGTACTATCATTGCTAACAACAGTGCAAGTAATTTACCAAGTGCTCCATTAATTACATATTATATTACCGGTTTAGAATACGACCAAAAGAGAACGCAAGACCCTACATTTATTGATAAGATTCAAGTTCGTCAACGTAGTTATAATGCCGAAACACAAAGTTATGAAACAGTACAAGGACAAGCATTTACTGTTGAAAGATTAATGCCGGTGCCCTATACATTGCGTATGAGTGTAGATTTATGGACAACCAATTATAATCAAAAATTAGAATTGATTGAACAATTAGGTACACTGTTTAATCCTTCATTGGAAATTCAATCTACTGATAACTTTATTGATTGGACTAGTTTAAGTGTTGTTTATCAAGATGGATTAACATTTAGTAGTCGTGTTATTCCGCAAGGTTCAGGTAATCCCATTGATGTATTAAGTTGGAAATTCTATATGCCTATATGGATTAGCAATGCGGCTAAACTTAAAAAGATGGGTGTTATTGAAAAAATTATTGCTAGTATATTCTCTGGCAAAGCACTAGATGATATACAAAATGATGATTTGTTATTAGGTACTAGACAAAAGATTACACCATATGGATATAAACTATTATTGATAGGCAATAGTTTACAACTATTACCAGCTAATCAAGATTTTTATCCAAGCAATGAAGATTTAGATTTGCCACCTAACCCTAATACAAGTTTATATTGGTCAAGTCTATTAAATGTATACGGAACTATTCGTCCTGGTATCAGCCAGATATGGTTACAGAATCCGTATATGGATACTGAGATTGTAGGTACAATAGTTCCCGATCCAGTAGATGATAGATTATTGATATATGATATTGACCCAGATACCCTGCCTCAAAACACATTGGATCCTGTAGACAGCGTGATTAACCCATTAGTCACAGGACCAAATGCAGGGTTACCTCCCGCAGAAAACGGAGTAAGATATCTTATTGTAGATAATATCGGTAGTGAGGGTGATACTACTATTGCATGGGGTAATGTAGTAGCATATGCTAATGACATTATTGAATATGATAGTTCTATGGGAGAATGGTTTGTATCATTTGATAGTGCCCAAGCTACTACAGTTGAATATGTTACCAATTTAACAACCAGCATACAGTATCGTTATGTTAATACAGAAGATGCTTGGATGAAATCTTGGGAAGGCTGGTACGACCAGGGTGATTATAGTATTGTAATCTAAATTACTTTGTGCTATAATGTCTTAGCATATGAATAATATCTCGGCAGGCGTTTTCTTTTACGCTAAAAACACACAACGATTCTTGTATCTACTTAGAACGGACAACAAAAATCCGGGCAACTGGGGAATACCCGGTGGTAAGATTGAGAACGGTGAAACACTGCTTGTGGGTATTGACAGAGAATGTTGTGAAGAAATTGGATACTTCCCAAAAAATCCAAAACTAGTACCAATACAAAAGTTTGTAAATAATACATTTACATATCACACATTCTTTTGTGCAATAGATGAAGAATTCATCCCAGTATTAAATTATGAACATTGTGGTTATGCATGGGTGGGTGATAATCAATATCCCAAACCATTACATCCTGGATTGTTTAGCACAGTGAATTTTGATGTTGTTCAAAAGAAATTAAAAGCACTTACTAAAAAACGGTCCTAAGACCGTTTTTTTATTTTAGCAATTTTGCTATCGTATCGAATCCTAATGATCCTATCACAACACCTGCTCCCATCATCATCCATCGCCACTTTTCTAATGCGGTGATTTTTTCTGACATTGCTTGATGTGCATTTGAACTAGCGTCCTTCATACCCTTTAACATCACTCTAGTATCATCGTTGTTTTTAACCATTTCAACGTGTATATCTCTGATATCCGTTTTTATTTCACGGATATCATCGGTAATGTTTTGAACCTCTACCTGAAGAACTGCTATATCGGTTTCAGTTTTTGGCATTTTGATTGTCCTACTAGTTGCCATAATCATTAAGCACTAGCAATAACTACGATTGGGTTAGGCTGACCGTTAGCAGCATTAGCTGCGGCCGCAGTATTGAATGTAGCAATAATGTCAGGGTTAACTGAGAATGCAACAGCAGTACCAGTACCAGATCCTGCGCCAGTAGCAGTGAATGTAATACCTGTCATATTAGCCATAGCACCAACTGCTGTCCAGTTTGTTGTACCTGCACTGTAAATTGTGTAAACAGTACCTCCTGATAATGAACCAGCTGCAACTTGCGTTGGGAATATTTCACTGTTGTAATCATTAATACTTGATACGTATGCTGTAGCAGAGGCTGCATCAGTAGACAATATGTTCATTGTGTTTGGTGTCAATGCTGTATTAGCTACATTTGCAGTAAAACATTGTGCTGTTAAACCTGTTGTTGCACCTGTCACTAGGTATTTTGTTTTACCTTTTTGACGAACAATGTAACCTGCTTCGTCATCTGCGTAAACGAATGCGGCTCCTGTTGAAGCTACGGCTGCGTTTGCAACTAATTCAACAACATCTTGTTGTGCGTCTGGAGTACCAGTAGCACTTGATAAATCAACTTCAGCACCGCCTAATGTTGATGAAACAGTAAATGCAGTTGCGTTAGCAATTGCTTTAACAAAATAAACTTCACCAGATACTAGACCACCCAAGTTAGCAGTAAATCTTACTGTACCATTAGCAAACAATGTCTGAGCATTTCCTGTTGTGCGGATAATGTTACCGGTGTTGTTTGTGTTAGCAACAGCAATTGCTGTCAAGCCGCCAACGGTGTTAGCAAAACCTATCGTAGTGTAATCTGTACTACCGTTGATGTTTGCGCTAGCAACTTGAATAGCAGAACCTACACTTAATGTGTTTGCCAAATCAGTACCAATACCAGTTACGTATGCAGTGTCTGTAGCAGAGTACAATGTACCTGTACCATTGATACCAATAGCCACACGTGTTAAAACTTGTTTACCAACGATTGCTGTGTTACCACCAACTACACCGTATGTGTTAGCATTGGTTGCTGGAAAGCCTGTACCACCTAGTGGATTGTTGAAATAAGCATCAACGACACCAACCGACATACTAACTGTTTGACTACTTGTGTCAGTTAATGTTGCCATAACCTGAGGTTGAACACTTAGTTGTGTAGCAGATACATCAAATGTAGTATTTGATAGTATTGAATTTATAAAATATGTAACACCTGCTGTTAATCCACCAACTGTAGAAGCTACTTGGAATGACATTCCTTTAGCTACACCAACTGTAGGACTAGTTGTTAGATTTCCACCTGAGATTGTAACGATACTGCCTGTTTCTGCTGTATCAGTAATTGTTAAGACTGCTTGAGCCTTTGCGATTTTTAGAGGACGTCCCATTTGATTTTCCTTTAT